TCAGTATATACATAGATACATGTAATTTTATTGACAGCTGCATGCAAATTTGCATCTGCTAAAACAGGAATCAATAAAGTTTTGCGATCTTGTATATATGAAAATAGTGCATCTAAATCAGATATAGTATCTACTATCATATATGATATATAATAGCAAAATTTTTTGAAATATCCAAATTATCCGTTAATATCTCGCGGCACTACATAGTCAGTATCGGAATAGTATTGTATCGGATTAGTTAGTATGCCAACAATTTCTGGAATAATTGTTTCCAATTGCCGTATTGCGTCTACATTTTTTTCTACAACACCTTTGACCAAAACACCATCCTTATATGTATTGTTCATAGGCCCGGTTATAGCCCACTGAATTTCATATGCAGAATACACATTGTTATCAATTTCCCGGGATCTCCAACTTGCGTATTGCGATGCATCAACTTCTAGAAGTTTAGGTTGATTTACTTGTTTGATAAAGTACCGCATAATGAATCCGTTTGTTCGATCAGTTTGAGTAACTACCGGAAATGCAGTGTTAGGAACTTTATATTTTGTTTGCACAGTTTTTAACTGTTTATATTGTTGTGATAATTCAGATTCAACAACATATGGTATTAATTTTTTTGATTTTTTAGGATTCCAATCAGGTTCAGTAAATATTTCACCGGTAATATACATATGATATGGTCCAATATATTCTTGTTTAGATTCTAACATCCATTCCGAACCTGTAGTATACAAGTTCTTTGTTATTTGACTCGGTGTATAATGTAAACGACGTCTCATTTTAATCTCACCCTAGGATTACATGTAATTTTTGTGGTCCATTCCCCGTCTCCGGATACTGAATGCGAAATTCCTATTATTGTAAATACAAATGAATCAGTATACCGTTTTGGCAATCCGGCAAAATTTAACACATCTCCATACTTAAAACCATTAATTCCATCGATTGTAAATTCTAATTCCATGGGAAATATTGATTTGTTTTTTTCTATAGATTTATCAATATCTTTGGTAAAATATGTAACATAACGTTCTAAACATCTTTGTAATTGTGCGTTATTTGTAACATCAGTTGGCCTTGCTGCAAATATATTTTTCTTTTCTTCTAGATCTACTACTGCAAGAACATGTTTGTTTGTCCATTCGGTTGCTAAAAGTTCTCTTGTTTCATTGTCTGCATAAATATATGCATTATATGCTACTTGTTTTTGAGTACTAGCATCCGCAGATGCAATTCCGAAAATCATATTTTTTACAGAATCAGGAACTTTACTTGACAATGAAAATTCTCTAACTACCGATGCACCAGTTTTACTAGCAAAAGCTGGTAATGTAAACTCAGTTACAACTTCTGTACTAGTAACAAAATTAATATCATAATATAATAGTGCATCTGGCACTATAGGATCTTGTACAAGGGCCATGTGTATAGCATTACCAGTAGCATTTTTTATAGCTAAACTTAAACTCATCAAGAAATTTCTAATACTAGGATCTGATTTTCCGTTAGCATCAACTGTCTGTACTTTAGTTAAAATATCTCGTATTAAAGTTAAATTTATATAAATTCTAGATGGATATGATTCATTAGTTTCTTTATCCCGTACAGAAAACCCAGGTGAAACTCTTTTAACATCAGGGAACATAGTTAATGGTGAATTCACAGTTAAATCTTCTGGGATAGTAGATAATCCAAACGAATAAACATCTGTTTTTATACCATCAGTTCCTGACCATAATAATACGTTCATTGGATCAGATGACACAAGGCGGTCATAAAAATTACTTTTGCATTGAGTGTCATCACATACAACAGCTGCTCCTAATTTTTCTAAAGCAGTTGAATTTATAAAATTAATTAAATAGCCTAAAGATACCATCCGTTCTTGTGCTGGCGATACACCATTTCCAACGATATATGGAGTACCGACAAGTATCGATCGATCCGTAGAATCTGTTGATAAAATTTCTAATTCTACGGGCCCATCTTTATTTTGTTTAAGTGATTGTATTGCTTGGTCTACTACAGAACTCAATTCAGTGTATAAACTAGAAACTTGATTTTCAACTTTAGAACCGGTAGCATTCGGCTTAGTTTTATTATTCATGAAAACATGAACTTCTGCATATGTATTACTGGTACCGATAGCTTCAATACTTAGTTCAACACTACCATCTGAGTTGTATGAATATGAAAATGTAGATATCCTTCCTTGAAAATACAATTCATTCATTTTTCGAAGTCTATCTAAATCTACGTTAGGATATAGTTTTTGCAATGTTTTTGTGTTCGGTAATTCAATATTATCTAAAATTTTGCCTGTTATAACAGCAGAATCTGGATGAGCTATTTGTGCTACGATATATCTACCTGGGACACAATAAATACGTTCCATTTCATCTAAATCAGTTGTAGCATCTGGTATTAAAATTGTTATACTAGCTTTATTAATATATTGTTTTGATTGATCGTTAATCGATATTGATAAACTAGTAATTACCGGAGGTATTCGATTAGATGGACGAACTGCACTATTTAAAAATCCATTTTCTCCGGATGGTAGATATGAACCACCTAACACCGATAATCCACCTAGTATTCCCAGACCTGATATTGGTTTGGAATCAGTTACCGGTTTTTTTTCATATGCTAATAGTTCAACATTAGCTACTTTACCTACCATATAATTGATAGCTGCTGTTGTTCTGTTAACGGTACCAGCTGTTCCTCGAGCAATTAGTTCTTGTTGCAACGCTCGGTTAACTTGTGAATAAAATATAGCACTCATCTAGATAAATTTAATAATCGTATTTGTTCTTGTATATCTTTTTGATTTGGTATACGCAATCTGGTATTAATAGGAACAATTAAAGATCCTTTACCTAACCCATTAGCACTTGCTATTATATACCAAAATGCAGCATCACCATAAAATTTATAAGCTAGCAAATCTAAACGCTCAATTGATGTTGTTTGTATAATTACATCATCTGTAGAAAAACTAGGTACCGGTATAATTGTTGTAGTTTGCTTTCGTTTACCAGAGGTATCGTTAGTAACAGCCGAATTAAAATATCTACTTGTCATATATATTATTCTTTTTTAGGTACTTCACCCTTTTCTTTTACTTTGCCACTGGTTACACTTGCAAGCCACTGTTCCAATTGTTCATTCGGAGCATTTGATCCAAAATCACTTAACCAGTTATCACTTCCTTCAATTGGAACACCATCAGCTTTAAATTGTTTAGCTAATGTATACAAACGTCCTTTATGTTCTGGTAAATAATCTGTTATGAGATGTAGACCCATTTGTACATCAACCGAATGTGGAACCTGCATCATCGTTGGGTCATCTTCTATGTTAATTTCCCATATGGTATCAGACCCAGCAAATGTATAACCTAAACTAGTAATTAATACTGGTTGTTGAACTAAAAGATCACCAATTGTCATTCGAAGCCATGGTGATTTCATTGCAATTGTATTGCTACCATATTCTGGTACAGTATATGATGCTAATGCATTTAGTTTTCTATATATCGGTTTCATTTCATCCCGAGAGGTTGCATGCACCTTAAATGATAAACTAAGATCTCTGCTATATCCCTGATATGTATAATTAGGATCAGCTCGACCAACCATTTGCACAGCATTCCATGATGGCGTATGTGTATCTGAAAATGAATCAATTATCGCGCGGAATACAATTATATCATCTTCTTCATCCAATCCGTTTTGTAATTTAGGCCCAGTAAAATAAAATTTTATAAAATCTTTTGTTAGTTCCGACTGTTGTACAACATCTAATGCATTGTTCCATTTTTCATTGTTAAAACTGAATAATTTAGGTTTCCAACGATATACTTCTTTTAATGTTCGTTTACCATAATCTATAACATTTATTTTATCACCTCTAAATTCAGTGCCTAGTTCGACTGGATTGATCGTAGGTATCCAATTTCCAGGTACGGTTTTACCATCTATTTTTGTAAGTGTCGGAAACCATTGTGTAGCAACTTGCGATCTAGCAGTAAAGTCGCGACGCAATGCAGCTGGGTCACCGTGATTACCAAATCCATATGTAGATTCTAAGTTAAATACTTTATATGCACCACCTGGCGTTGCAGCTGCAGCTGCATATATTCCGGCGATAATTGCATTCTTAACATCACCGTTAAATGCCCCCCTAGCTGCTGCTGATGCACCATCCAATCTTACATTGTCAACGCTAAACGTATATCCTTTAAAACTACGAAAATCTTTATATTTTGTTAATACCCAATTTTCTATATTTTTTTTTCTAGTAAATGGCATCACTGAATACGGTTGGTCCATATTGCCAGAACCAGGATCCGGTGTTATTCCAGGAACTGCGTTAAATGCTGTAGAAATAAGTGGACCAGTTAATTGATGTGTCATTGCGGTACCCAATCCAGCGGCTGCCCCAACAGCTGCATTACGTAGAGCACTTTTGAATATAAATCCTGGGGGCAGATTTCCTATATTTTTAATAATATCTGCTCGGGTTGGATATGTAAATCCAACCGGGTTTGGATCAGTTTGTTTATCATTGCCTAAAACAATTTCTGGGGAGTTATATGGAGTTTGATATGAAACTGCTCCTAGTCCCAATGGAATGCCATATGGTTTAGGATATTTTTGTTCATATGGTTTTATCAATATATTATTATCTGTTAAATACGTCGATGAAAGTTGATTACCAAAAGATGATAAATTTGATTGACCGGTATATGTAGGAAACGTAACTGTATTGCTATACAATGTAATTGTAGATTCACCGGAAAATATCGGAAATGATGTGAAACTATATGGTGATTGATATGTATTTGGCATTTACACTTATCCTACATTTATATTGTTTAAAGTAGATTGATCTAGTATTTGTAGACTCGATTTAATTTTTTGCCCGTCAAACACATTAATTACTTGAAAACTCATTCCTTTTAATGCCGATGCGACTGCAGAGCCAATCGATTCTCCACCGCCGCCACCAGCTCCTCCAACGGCACGGCCGATACCTGGCATTGCTAATATGTCATCTTTAGAATTCAACGCAAATGATCCTAATGGACCGGTGATTACAGTACCAGCAGTTGCCGGCATAAATAAATCATCTGTTCTTTGCATTGGGCCGACACTAGTTTGTTCTTGTCGATTAAATACTGTCGATGGAGTGGTAACAAAATTAACAACATCAGCCACAACAGACATTGACCGTAATGCAGCTGATACAACCCCAGTTCCGCCGCCTACTGTACTGATTGCTTGATTAGCTAATCCGCCGGCACCGGCCATTGTTGCTTTAGTTCCTGATAGTAATTTTTGATCTAATTGTTCAATTTCATCAGCAGTATAATTTAAACTTTGAATATAAGCCATTTGAGTTTGATCTCGAGCTTGTTCCTGTATTGATATTTCTTTTCCTTTTTTAGCTAAACTGTCAAATGATTCTGCAGCTGCAGCCGATGAATCTATTCCTTTTTGAAAAATATTTGTTAAGCCTTCTCCAATCGTTTTTTGTTCTTGGTTGATAGCTGCCATTCCTTCCATTGCATTAAATATGTCAGCTTGTTGTACACCGAACGCTGCAGCTGCTTGTTCTTGTAAGAAAACATTGCTTCGTAATTCATCACCATATTTCTGTACAAAACCGGCGAATAATTCTACTTGCCGATTTGCATCTTGTGCTAGTACAGCCTTTTGCATTTCTGTTGTTAAATTTTCTCCATTTAGCGTGGTTAATTCCTCGCCACTTAACAATTGAAATTCTAATTCGTTTGCGATTGCTTCTTCAACATCTAGAAATCCCTTAGCACCCTCAGTTATAGTTCCTAATTCAACGCCTAACTTTTTAGCCTTAAATATAGCTAACCCTAATTGTTCCGGCATTCTACCAAATGTAGTTCGCTGTTTTGCATCAAGATCTCTAAATCCTTCAATAATATCAGTTAATGCACCACCATACCCAAGTTTCTCCATTGTAGCAGCTGCATCGGCTAAACTTTCTCGCGCAGAATCAAATGATTTTTTTTGATTTTCTGAATATTGTAACGTATATTTTAATAAATTTCCAGCCGAGTCTGCCGAAATATTCATTTGATTTTGTAACTGATCATTTTGTTTAATTACTTGTTGACTTAAATCAGTTTGTTGTTTGTAAAATTTAACATTAGATCCAATAATGTCTCGAGTTACGCCGGCATAAGTTTTTGCTTTTTGTGCATTTACACCCAACTTGGTTGACATTTTGTCAATACTAATTCCTAATTGAGCTGCACTTTTTGCATTTATATTAAAATCTTCACTAACGCCTTGGTTTAAATCCTGTAATATTGATAAATCTTTAACAACTCCTTCGATCTGTTCTGCTAATTTACCAAATATATTAAGACGTATAATTTCATCGCCACCAATCTTATATGCTTCATATAATGATTTTAATGCTTGTTCAACTTGTTGAATTGGCCCTACTTGTCCGTGTCTAGGCTGTTGTTTTAAACGTTTAATTAATTGTATTTGATTTGCATGAATCATATATATCCGTTTTATATAAATATTTTATAACGGAGATTTTACTACTTTATTTTTTTTAATAGATTGAGCAGCTTTTCTTTGCTCTGCCTTTTGTTGTATTTCATCATATATATGATTAATTTTCTTTATCCAAAATCTTCGAAGATATACTGGCATATGATATAAATCAGACCATGTCCATCGACCGTTCCCGTGCCAAACTAAATTGAATAATGATTCATGAAGTTGTACTCGGTCTTCTGGTTTAAAACCAAAAAAGGTCTCCCCCAATTGGAAACCCAGCCGTGAAGGTGCTCCCATCCTCACCTTCAAATGTATATTCTGTTGTAATGCTTGGAGTATTTGTATTAATGTAATCTCTAAATTTCTTAGAATCTTTTGCAAAAAATTCATAACGAATAAAGTTTGCTATAAATTCTTTATCTCGTTTATCATTAATTTGACAAATAGTTTGTTCTAAAAAAGATGATATTTTAATAGAGTTATTATCATCTGAATTTTGTAGAAATTTGAATTTTAATTCTGTTCCATTATCAAGTTTATAATCAAATTCACCGTTATCATCAGAAACCAGATTAAATTCAGTATGTTCTAATTTTGTTAAATCTACTACACGATTTATTTTATTATTTGTTTTGGGATCTGTTACTATGACTGGATAGTCTTTTCCATAACTTAATACACGAGCCGAAATAATCAAACCATTTTTATCGACTCGCGCGATGGTAGAATAATCAACCGGTGTTATTATTAATGCTTGTAAAAGTTTATCTAAAACTATACCTTCTCGCATATATGATGGATTAGTTAATATATCTTCATCATATGCTGTCATGTAACGCATTTCTATGGTGCCATTTCGCAATGGATGATCTTTTGGATATACCATTCCGCGGCTCACTAAACGAATAACTTCACTTGGAATACTATTACGTTTATTTTGTTCGTACTGTTGTTTTGCTAAATTAACAAGATCTTTATTAGAAATTCTGTCAGTCATCGCACTCATTTATTACTCCTTATAACTATTTAAAATAAATATGTATAAACATAAAAATTGGGGACAATTGCCCCCAATCTTCAATGATATATGATTGTTTAGTATTCTAATATTGCATAATCGTATTTTAATGTCAATTCTATTGTCATAGCTTCTTCAGTTCCCCAATCCATTTGACCAAAATTTGCATCTGAAACAAATGCACCTTTTAAGATCCAACTTTCAATTTTTTCACCTAAACCAGAAAGTGCATAAAATTGAATGTCTCTTTTATAATCAGCAGAATATCCATCACGACCGGTTAATGATTCATGATGAAAACGAACCCATTCCATAACAGCTTGTGCTCCTTCTGCAGTAATCGGATCATACACAGTAATAGAAACATCGCTCCAGCGAGATTTTCCTTTGACTTTTCTGTCAACGTTGATGTGATCAAGCACAATTTCACCATTTGCTATAGTAGGTCGTGCTGCAGCTTTTACTAAATATGCAGGAATATTTGTTCCTGCTATTTGCATGATAAATCTATTGGCATATTTCGGTTCCCACGAAAACGCACTATCAAATAAATCATTCTGACTAATATTAGGTAAGGTTGGTGTTAATGCCATTTTATTCCTTCATTACTTTTTAATATAAATATCGATAAAGTAAAAAAGGCAGAACCGAAGCCCTGCCTTTATTTAAACTTATTTAGAATTCTATTCTGGGAAACTAGCTCCGGTTGGTTGAATATTGAAATCTAAAATAATAAATTCAGCCGTACGAGTCGGTTGAAGGAATATTTGACCATATAAAATATTCTGATCAATGATATCCGGAGTATTATTACTAGAATCCATTACTACACGGAATGCAGACAATCCTTGTTTTGCTTTTACTTGATCTAAGTATGGATTAACAATAGCTAAGAATCTTAAACGAGTTGCATCTGTGTTTTGTTCAAATACTAAGTATCTGGTAGATGATGCAATAAACTTCTTAACTGCGATTAGTAATCGACGCACATTTACACGGTCTAATGCACTCGGCATTCCTTGCAAGGTCTTTTGACCCCAAATAACAACTCCGTCGTTAGGGAAGTTGGCAATAGGATTAACACGAGCTTCATACAAGGTGTCTCGAGCCGATTGATTTAGATTAACATATGTATCAGATACTGTGGTTAATCCTCCTCGTGTCAAACCAGCTGGGGCATACCATGGTGCTGCTACAGAATCATTAAATGCTAATACACCAGGTACAACTACACTTGGTGGAACCCATACTGGTACATTTTTTGCTGGATTAACAATACGAACCCATGGCCAATATGTCGAAGTATAATTACTATCAATTGTAGCGACCTGGGATGTTACGCTGCTTAATGATTGATCGATAGCATTTGAATCCATTACATAGAATGTATCTTGACGAGCCTCAACTAAATTACGAGCCGCACTAGTTACTATGCTATGCCATTGATCAATAATACCGGGAGTAACTAACATGTTAATATCATAGTAATCTGTATTACCTAGTATTGCAAAAGCTTTGTTATATGCCTTTGTACCACTAGTAGATGTGCCCGAGCAATTAAAACCAAATGTATTTGCTGAAGTAATATTTGCTCCAGAATATTTTTTTAGATTTGGTTTTGCTCCGTCAAATCCTCCTTGGAATGGAATAATGAATTTACGTGTTGATGTTGCGATATTCGTAGTAAATGTTCCACCCGTTAATGCAGATTCTAAAGATCCGGAATAAGCAGTTGCCGATGTTGGGAAATTTGCAGCAGCATCTTGATTGATATTACCTAGATAAAAATCTGTGTTGCTACCAGTATTACTACCTGAAGATGGCAATGGAGCAAGATAATTCAAATTGTTAACGTTAGTAAAATCAAAACCAAAATAGTTGTTAGGACCATATGTTACATTAACCTGTGATGTACGATATGATGTTGTGGTTAAATTCAAAGATCCTGATACTAATGGTATTGGTGCGTCTGGCGCTCGGAATCCAAATGGGATAAGTGTCTTTTCATTAGTCGCAGTAGATACACCCGTTGTTACTTCAACCCGAATATATTTTGAAATATTTGGATAATCTCCATTTCTAACAATATCATTGTTATCAGTAACCGTTTGATAACGATCACCAATTACTCGAGCGATATATCTAGATGAATTTGGATCTAAGTTTACATTTAAAAATGTTTCAACGATATCAGGTGTTCTATCAGTGTCATCAGATGAATATGGTGAACCAGGTATATTTGTAGTGTTAACACGTCGAACCTCTACTGTGAATGTACCATATCCATTTGGATCGGAAACCTCAGTAGATGTGCGAATATCACGAATTCCAACTTTAACTTCATGATTCACAGATGTACCATGTGATAACGTGTGAAAACGGAACAGGTCTTTTGCAACACTTCCAATTTTTTGCGAAGTAATCCATGGAGTTGCTGCAGTGTTATAATCTCGCAGCATTTCATAGTTTGAAAGTACTGCTAATTCTGTAGTAATATTACCAGGATTTGCAAATGCAGCATACGCAGTTGGATTTGAATAAATTGCATATACTGGATAATCTACTGATTTTGGACCAGTACCAAACACTTTATTAACATAGTTATTTGCATTTGGATTAATTGATGCGGAAATTGCTACTCCTTCTGCTACTAAGAAAGATCCATCATATCCAATTGCATCATCTTGTGCTGCATATGAATCATATGAACCAGATAATTTAATTGCAAAAGATCCACTACCACCATCTAGTAAAACTGAATCTTGAAATAGTGACGTCGTAGGAGAATCTCCATCGGCAGTTACTGGCATAGTTGGATGTAATACGTGTGTTACTACTTCTACTTTTCCAGCACCAGATCCGGATTTTGCAATAACAGCCAATACGCCATTAGTTAATTTATATCCATCTTCATACAAAAGACGAGTTACGGTTATTACACTTCCATTACGCAAATAATCCTGAACTACAAAAGGAACATAAGAATCATCTGTATATGATCCAAATGTTGCAACAAACTCTCCGTAATTACGAATTTGCGTAGGAATTAATGCAGGTCCTTTTACCGTTGGACCAATTACTGCTGCACCTATTGCAGCAACCCCTCCAGCTAAAAACGATTGATCTACTTCATTCGTAAATACACCGGGGGACACAATTCTTTCGGCCATTAATATACTCCTATGATTTTTTTATTATAAATATGATGTTACGAGTTCAAAACTCACTGAGCTGGAGTGAATGTGCCTTCTGCAATATTTATTTCGCCTTCTCCATAACGTTCTTTTAATTTTGCTAAAAGATCTTGTTCTTTTTGTCGTAAGTTATCGAATCTAGATATTATTTCCTGTTCTCGGGCTTCCAATTGCGATACTTGCTGTTTAGCTAAATGTTTTTCCATGGAAATATTTCCTAAAAACATTGTGGTTTCGGAAAATTGTTCTCGAAGTTCTTGTATTTGATCTACGTGCTCTTTATCTAGTTTTCTTTTCATACATAACCTTTTCTTGATATAATAAGAAGTATTTTAGTAGAATC